AATATGGGTCTATTAGGGAAGATAGAGTAGCAGATATGCTAACTAATAAAAAAATAGAAGTAAAATCAGAACGAGGAATGTGGATGAAGACTGGTAACATTTGTATTGAATATCAATCTTATGGTAAACCATCTGGTATTGAAGCTACTGAAGCAGACTTTTGGTTTCATAACTTATGTATTGGCGATGATATATTTTGTACTTTAGTTTTTGATGTACCTAAACTTAAAAAACTTGTAAAGAAATTAGATTATTTAAAATCTGTAAGTGGTGGCGACCACAATGCTAGTCGAATGTATCTTGTTAATATACAAAAACTTTTTACATCCGATGTATTTAAAACCTTTGAGGAACTAGATAATGACAAAGAAGAATAACGATAAACTTGACTTAATTAAAGTAGACAACTATAATAAGTTCACATCCGAATCAGGTCATTGGTATGACCAAGACGGAGAACCAATGTATACTATCATTGGTGCTAATGGTAGAGAAAGAAACACTACATTAAGAGATGCTAAAACATTAGGTTTAGTACCCTCTGTTACTACTATCATCGGCACGATAGCTAAACCATCTTTAGAAAACTGGAAAATAAATCAGGCTCTAAACTCAGCACTATCTTTAGAAAGATACGAAGATGAATCTACTGAATCATTTTCAGCTAGATGTAAATATGATTCTAAAAAGATTAGTATTCAAGCTGCTGAACAAGGTACAAAAATACATGGGATGATTGAGAAAGGATTCTTAGGTAAAGAAAAAACTAAACCTTATAAAATTATTAAGGCTTGGTTAGATGAAACTTATCCTGACGAAGAATGGATAGCCGAAGATTCTTTCTGTGCTAAACAAGGCTATGGTGGTAAGGTTGATTTATATTCTAAGTCTGGAATATTTATTGACTTTAAAACTAAAGATAACTTAGAGGGCAAAGACCCTGCTAAATTAGTTTATGATGAACATGGTATGCAACTCTCAGCTTATGCTCAAGGTTGTGGCTTTAAAGATGTAGAAAGAATATCTATATTTATAGATAGAAAAGATACTGAAACTATTTTGTATCATGTTTGGGATAAAGAATCACAAAAGAAACATTTAGGAATGTTTAATAATATTTTAGAATATTGGAAACTTGCTAAAAATTATGACTCAACTATAAAGAAAAATGGCAAGAAGAAAACCACGAAAACCAAGACCTAAAAAAGAGGCAGGTATTCCTAGAGGCTACGATAGTCATTGGGAATATGAATTACATCAAAGATTGTTTACTGACTGGCGACATCATTGGGAAACTATAGATTATGTTATTCAACACAAATACGAACCAGACTTTGTACGTAAGTTTGATGATGGTAGTGTTGTTTTAATTGAAGCTAAAGGTAGGTTCTGGGATTTTCCAGAGTATAGTAAATACGTACATATTAAAAAAGCTTTACCGAAACATATTGAGTTGGTGTTTTTCTTTCAAAAACCTTATGCTCCTATGCCCGGAGCTAAAGTAAGAAAAGATAAAACTAAAAGAACCCATGCTGAATGGGCAGAAGCTAACGGCTTCCGTTGGTTTAGCGAAACTAAATTACCTGAAAAGGATTGGATAAATAATGAAATATAAAACAATAAATGACCTTGTTAATAATCCAGCACATTATAACCAAGGCAAAATAGAATGTATTGATTCTATTGAAGCTATGCTAACTAAAGAAGAGTTTATAGGTTATCTTCGTGGTAACTCTCATAAATATAGATGGCGATTTACTTATAAAAACGGTATCGAAGATTTAAAAAAAGCAGAGTGGTATGAAAATAAATTAATAAAAGTATTAGAGGAAACAAATGAGTGATAAAAAAGGAGAACACCCTTACTTAGGAATCATAATAAATTATGATAGAGATAAAAAATTAGATAAGTTTAGTTTAGATACGCTTCAAGATAGATACTTATGGCAGAATGAAACTTCGCCACAAGAAGCATTCGCTAGAGCTTCTATATTTGTTTCCACCTTTAAAGAAGAAACCGACTTTGATATGGCTCAAAGAATTTATAACTATGTTTCTAATCTTTGGTTTATGTTTTCTACTCCTATTCTTTCTAATGGTGGTACTACTAGAGGCTTACCTATTAGTTGTTTCTTAAACTATGTACCAGATAATCGTGAAGGTTTATCTAGCCACTATGATGAAAACATTTGGTTAGCTAGTTCTGGTGGTGGTATTGGTGGTTACTGGGGAGATATTAGAAGTGATGGTATACCTACAAGTAATGGTAGTAAATCCACTGGCTCAATACCTTTTATGAAAGTAGTAGACTCTCAGATGTTAGCCTTCAATCAAGGTGTTACTAGAAGAGGTAGCTACGCTGCTTACATGGATATATCTCATCCAGAGATTGAAGAGTTTATGGTAATGAGAAAAGAATCTGGTGGCGATGTAAATAGAAAATGTTTGAACTTACATAATGGAGTTAACATAACTAATGCTTTCTTAACTGCTGTAGAAGAAGATGATGATTGGCGGTTGATTGACCCGAAAACAAACGAAGCTGTTAAGATTATAAAAGCTAGAGAACTCTGGTCTAAACTATTAGATGCCAGAGCAGAAACTGGAGAGCCTTACATTGTCAATATAGATAACTGTAACGATGCTCTACCACAAGGACAAAAAGATTTAGGATTAGAGGTAAAACAAAGTAACTTATGTTCAGAGATAACCTTACCTACTAATGACGAGAGAACTGCAGTATGTTGTTTGTCAAGTGTTAACCTTGAACACTTTGATGAATGGTCTAAAGATGATAAATTTATAGATGATTTAGTTACTATGCTTGACAATGTACTAGAACACTTTATTGAAAATGCAGTCGATTTAAATTCACTTGGAGGTTACAATGCAAACTATGAAAGATTTAAAAAACACATTAAAGAAGGTAAAGAAGGCTTTACAAAAGCTGCTTATTCAGCCTATCGTGAAAGGTCTATTGGTCTTGGAGCAATGGGTTTTCACTCTTATCTACAAAATCAAAACATTCCCTTTGAGGGAATCTTCTCGACTGGAATCAACTATAAATTATTTAAGTTCATCAAAGGAGCTGCTGTTCTTGCATCTAGAAGACTTGCTGTATTACGGGGGGAAGCTCCTGATATTTCTAATTCTGGTCTTAGGAATTGCCATCTCCTTGCTGTTGCACCTAATGCTAGTTCCAGTATTATTTGTGGGGGAACTTCTCCGTCCATCGAGCCTATCAGGGCTAACGTCTTCACTCACAAAACGCTATCTGGAAGCTACAAAGTTAGAAATAAAAGCCTCGAAAAAATCATCAACAAAAAAGTAACTGACCCTAAAAAGCGTAAGAAAATTTGGCAAGATATTAGTGATAATCGTGGGTCAATACAAGAGTTAAAGTTATTTACAAAAGAAGAAAAAGAAATATTTAAAACCGCAGATGAGATAAATCAAATCTGGGTTGTCGAACATGCATATAAGCGACAAGAGTTTATATGTCAAAGTCAAAGTGTTAATTTATTTTTTATCTTACCTGATTCAACTCAGAATCAAGAACAACATAATGAATACTTACAGTATGTTAGTGATGTTCATTGGTACGGTGCTAATAAATTAAAATCACTTTACTATTTTAGGTCTGATGCTGCTAAAGCTGCAGAGAATGTTAACATTAAAGTTCCACGAATTAAGTTAGATGAAGTGGAATGCATTGCTTGTGAGGGATAAATGAGCTTATTAAAAACTAGAGATTACTACAAACCATTTGACTACAGTTGGATGTTTGAGTATTACGATTTACAAAACAGAATGCACTGGCATCCAATGTCAGTACCACTACATACCGATGTAAAAGATTGGAACGAAAGCTTAACTGATTCAGAAAAGAATCTTTTAGTTCAGATATTTAGATTGTTTACTCAATCAGATGTAGATGTTGCTTCAGGATATGTAGAAAAGTATATGCAACTTTTCAAACTTCCAGAAGCTAGAATGATGATGTTGTCCTTTGGTAACATGGAAGCAATTCATCAACATGCCTACAGTTTACTATTAGATACTGTTGGTATGCCTGAAATGGAGTATAAAGCTTTTGCCGAATACGAAGAAATGTCTAACAAACATGAGTACATTACAGACCTTAAAACTATTAAGTCTGATAAAAAGACTATCGCCAAAGCTTTAGCCGTTTATTCAGCCTTTACGGAAGGCTTACAGCTATTCAGTAGCTTCGCTATACTGATGAACTTTCAAAGATTTGGAAAGATGAAAGGCATGTGTCAGATTGTGGCTTATTCTATTAAAGATGAAAGCTTACATGTAGAAGCAATGACTAAATTATTTAGAGAATTTATCAAAGAAAATCTAGAAATCTGGACAGATGACTTTAAAAAAGAAATCTATCAGATATGTAGAGAGATGGTAAAACTAGAAGAAAAGTTCTTGGACTTAGTATTTGAAATGGGAGATATAGAAGGATTAACTAAAGAAGAAATGTATGCGTACAACAAATACATTGCTGATAGAAGGTTATTACAGTTAGGACTTAAACCTAATTATAATCAGAAAGATAATCCTTTAGGCTGGTTAGATGATGTGTTAGGAGTAGAGCATCAAAACTTTTTTGAAGGTAGAGCTACCTCATATCAAAAAGCCGGACTGAGAGGTGATTATGGACAATTAACCTTTACAGGATTTAACAATGAAAACGAAACGAAATGAAGCACAACTTTTAGCTTATAGATTATTGTATGATAAAAGTGGCAACTTAGTTACAGAAAGAACTAAAGTTGATATAACGAAACTTAAAAAACACCTAGCCCCACAAGATTATGAAAATCTTAGGATTATAATTAGGGAAGCTACAGTTAAACTTGATGCAATACATAGTTATATTGAATCATATTTAAATGCCCGTGTTCAAAATAGTGATTAAATAGTTACACTAGCATAAAACATAGCTAGTCCAACCCAAAACATTATGCACAATACGCATACAGTTTCGTCTGTTCTCATGTTTTTCCTCCTTTAGGAAATAGTTAATTCTACCGAATAGACAAGCTATTCAGCACCTGATAAAGTTTTTATGGTTAGTCTTTGCGTTGGTCTTTCTGACCGTCTGCTCTGGCTATTCGACTGACATCAGGGTCTAGACCCATTGCAGCTCTACACATGGCATCAATCCGAATCATATCATTATCCATTTGCCTGATTCTATCTATCAAGGCAACAATCATTTGATGCTGAGTATCTAATTTCTTATGAATATCAGCCATCAAAAACTTTACTACTAGCCATACTAAATACCCCATGCCAATAGCACCTACCATTGGTATTCCTACTGTTTCTATTATGCCTATATAGTCTAATCCTTTCATCGCTTTACTAAGCTAC